ATTCGTGGAGATGGTCAACTTGCAAACTTTCCGACATCAAGCGGCGGCGGTGCATCAGTTAGCTACTACCTCAACGGGTCAGTGAGTCAAGGTACTTTTGGAGGTGTGGCAATGCGTGAAATTAACAAAGTGCCAATCATTGGAGGCGGAACTGATTTCACCATCAATGCAGATGGATATATTCAGTCATTTATTACCGATACCAATCACCCAAATCAGTTGGAGATTCCAGCGGGAAATTGGAACTTTGAAACTTACTTTAGCGCATCAAGCGGAGGAGGTAATCCTAAATTCTATATTGAACTTTACAAGTGGGATGGCGCAACATTGACATTGATTGCATCTAACTCAGCAACACCTGAGAATATTACAGGAGGCACTGCGATTGATTTATATATGACTGCATTAGCAGTACCACAAACTGCACTACTCGCAACAGATAGACTTGCAGTGCGATTTTATGTGATACATAGTGGGCGCACAATTACGATGCACACAGAGGACAATCACTTAAGCCAGATTATCACAACATTCTCAACAGGATTAACATCGCTAAATGGACTGACTGCCCAGACTCAACTACTTGCAGTTGGCACAAGTGGAACTGACTTTGCAATATCATCCACAACTGCGACTCATACCTTCAACCTACCAACGGCAAGTGCTGCCAATAGAGGTGCATTGAGCTCTGCTGATTGGACTACATTCAACGGCAAGCAGAACGCCATCACATTAACTACAACGGGAACAAGTGGAGCAGCTACGTTGACGGGTGCGACTTTGAATATTCCGCAGTATAGTGGTGGCGGTGGAGTTTCTTACAAGACAACGACAGACCAAACAGCTGTAACTGGAGTCACAACAAATGTCAAGGTAGTAAGTCAGCTAATTCCTGCAAATACATTTGCGGTTGGTGATATTTTACAGATAAAAGCAAGGGTTGGTAAGACTGGTGGTGTCGGTTTAATGACATTGAGAGTCTACATTAATACTGCTGATTCACTTGTGACTCCAGCTGCAACATTAATATTGACATCAGCAACAATTGCAAATACTCAAATATATAATGCAATTGATAGAAATGCTATAATAAAAAGCGCAACTATTACTCAGACAGCTCAAGCAAATGGAAGTTTACAAAACGATGCTGCTGTGGGTAATGCAACATTAACCAATTCAAATATAAATTGGACGGTTGACCAGTATATAATCTTTGCAATTCAAAATGCAGCAGCAGGAGATTCAACAGTTTTATCTTATTTCCAAATACAAAAACAATGATAGACATAACTCTTGAAGGTGGCTATGTCACCTTTACAACATCGGTGATTGGTGCAATTGCATCGCAAGTGGAATTGTGCGAAGTGGTTGATGAGAACTGCTTACACATGGGCACAAATGTGGGTGTCTTTCTTATTAATGTGAATCAGTTTAGCTTCAACGGCATCAAGTTCACCAACTCAACCAAAGCAGTCAACTACATTCTAAACAACTAACATCATGGCAGGAGTAAAAATTACCGAGTTAACCCAACTTTTTACGGCAGAAAATGATGACTTACTCTACATAGTCGATGTTAGTGATTTTGACCAGAGTCCTCAAGGTACTAGTAAAAAGATTGCGGTTGGCGATGTTGCAAGACCATACAAGGTATACTCTGCATTGATGAGACAAAGTGGAACTGATAATCCAATTGCTGAAATATTGGAAAATACATTAGGATTTATACCTACATGGATAAGAGATGCTGCTGGTGAATATACTTCAAGTAATTCTGAATGGCTAACACCAGCTTCCAATAGAAAAGTTATGACCTTTATTAGTCCAATTGTTTACGGAGATGTTAAAAATTTCTTTAGAATAGCAGCTAATACTTCAAGTCCTTATATAATATTAAGAACTGGCAATTATGTTCAAAGCACAGGAATATATACAGGAATTGATGGTCTACTAAGAGATGATGATAATTTTCAATGGACATCAATCGAAATACGAGTTTACAACTAACACTTTTTAATCATGGCTGGAGTAAAAATTACAGATTTAACATCATTTGGTGAAGCAACATCTGATGACTTATTATACATTGTGGATGTCAATGATAATACAGAAAGTCCTGAAGGCACATCAAAAAAGATTCAAGTGCAAAATATTGCATCAGCATTTGGATTAGAAAGTGGCACTTATTCACCAACTATTAGCGGAGAGGCTAATGGAATTTCAGTACCAAGTGCAGATGGTACTTATATGAAAATTGGTAATATCGTTTATTGCTCTGTTCTTTTAGAAATACAATTAGCACCATTACAAGATACTGGTTCATTTGAATTATCATTACCAGTAGCATCTGATTTAACAAGTCAAAAGCAATGTATTGGAGTTTTACAATTTTCTTATAATGGATTTTATGACCAAATACAAGGTTTGACAATTGGCGCAAATTTAGGTAACAATACTTGTGAAGTTGGTCTATTAACAAAAGACCAAGAGGTGAATCTTCAATATTGTGTTTTACAATTCCAATATCAAGTTGTCTAATGAATATTAGTAAGACGGGTATTCAGTTGGTCAAAGACTTTGAAGGTCTTAGGCTGAATGCATATAGGTGTTCAGCCAATGTGCCTACCATCGGGTATGGAAGTTGTTTCTATCCCGACAAATCTAATGTCAAAATGGGTGATGTTTTGCGTGACAAAGAAGAAGCAGAGATATTACTGATTAACACCCTTGAAGACTACGATATCTATGTGAGTAAGTACACCAAATCAGTCAAGTTAACCCAATATCAGTTTGATGCTCTTGTATCATTTGCCTTTAATGTTGGTTTAGGCAATCTCAGTAAGTCTACATTACTCAAGATGGTACTTAGTAACCCAAATGACCCTAAGATAGCAGCAGAGTTCTTAAAATGGAATCGTGGTGGTGGTGTTGTGTTGAAAGGTTTGACCAAAAGAAGGCAAAAAGAAGCAGAACTATATTTCAAGAAGGTCGTATAGTGATGTATGGCTATCGACCCTAAGAAATTCAAACAAATAGCTGACTTACTTATGGTGTATTGGCACTTGACTATTGGTTCACTCATATCTGTGGTTGGTTTTTGGCTATTCTTTACCAAGAAAATAGACAAGGAGTCATTTGCATATATCATTGGTGCAGTTGTGACCTTAAAGTGGGTGTGGAAACCATCTGAGAAAGGAGGTTCAGATGTTTGAAGCAGTTAAGGACACCATCCATTCACAATATAAGGTGACCTATGATACAAGTTACACTATAAATCGTAAGGAGATTAAAGAACCTGAACCATTTATGTTCATTAATCACTATATGGGTGACACATCAATGTATATTTACAAAAATCAATGGGGTGACACACTATATGTTGATAAAGAAATCACTAAATTTGAGCCAATTGTTAAGGTAGAAGTTGAACCAGTACCAGTAATACCATTTAGAGCATCAGATACTATACAACCTTGTGATGCTAAGTGGTTAATTAAGGGTGAAAAGTTGAATCTGAAACCTATTTTATCACAAAAAAGTGAATTTGTTATGGCTCAACCTTACCAATATAGTGATTTATCTAACTCAATTGTAATGATGTTGATGCTATTAGCTACATCAATTTGGCTATATCGTTCTACATTTTACTGGCTTGAGATGATTCGTAAGATTAACAAGATAGTTAAGAGTTAGTAGATGTCAGCAATATACATCTTAGCCAATTCTATTGACTTGCTATATGTCGTATCTGACTATGAGGGTAAAATAGTTAGTTCTAATGACCTCTTTAAAGAGTATTCATCTCACATTAAACCTAAAAAAGTTAGTGATATAATTTCAGATGATACTGAACTTGATGATTATGTTGAATCAGTTAAGAGAGCCATTGAAATCACACCTAATCCAGTTAGAATCTACGCACGAACCAAGCAGAAAAATAGTGGTTTAAGGTGGTGCTTGTGGAATTGTTACGCAATACTTGGTAGTCTTCACTTTATTGGTTTTCAAATTACTGATGTGACCAGTATCACAAGTCACGAACATGAGAAACAAAAGCAGTTACTTGAAGAGTTTAGGTTTATGTTGAGCCATGAACTAAGGCAGCCTTTAACATCAGTTGCTGGAGTGGTTAAGTTGCTGCTTGATAAAGAGGGTAAGACGGATGATTCAGAGCAGACTGAACTACTAAAGATGGTTGACGATTCAATGAAGAGATTAGATGAATCAATCCACGCATTAGTCAAGAAAGCAACAAGGCAATTATGAGAGAATGTACTTTACCAATGGACGAAGAAGAAGCAGATGAAAGACTGCTAATTGTGGTAAAGCATTATGTGACTGAACGTGAAATGCCAATCTATGTAGCTAAGAATGTATTGAGGTCAAACCTACGAGATAAGTCTTGCTTTGAATTGAAGTGGGAGAAATTCATTAAGTTAATTGGAGGATATGCCACAAGATAAATTTGACTCAATTGATAAGGTGCTAATGATGGTAGCTGCATTTGTGATGATATTAATCTTCATTCATACTTGTGGTACTAATGGTCAGTTAACTATTGACTATCGTAAGATGAAAGAAGAGGTGCAGAATTATAAGGTGCAGCACTTAGCAGATTCAAGTAAGTTGATAAGTCAAGCGGTAAACTATCAAAGTGAAATTGATTCAAGAGATATGGCAATTAAATTACTTGCTATTCGCAATCCTAAAGAGATAGTCAAGATTCAGTATAAGACTAAAATAGAAACTAAGATTCAACTTGCTGAACCTATCACAATTGATTCAACCAATTACATTAAGTTACCAGTTGAATTCTCAGACTATAGTGAGTGGTATTCAATAGATGGTAAGATTGACACTACTGGGACTCTTCTAATCGATTCAATTGTATCAAGTGGTACTTTGACCTATTCGGTTGGAGATACGTTAAGAGATGGTCTATTTAATAGGTTACTGAGAAAAACAGATAGTGTAGTTAGATTGCACATTGATAATCCTACTATGTCAATCACTAACTTATCCAATATCTATGTCAAGAAAGAACCTAAGTGGTATCAATCAACTGCATTTAAAGTTGGTGTAGGGGTGCTTTTAGGTATTGGTATCAGCAGTCAAATAAAATAATTGAAATTAGGCAATCACAAAATCAAGTAGTTACGTAATGTGACTAAAAATAATTGTGTTTATTTTGATTGAGGTATTGCAGAATCAAAATATAGTTCTACATTTGCGTATAATTAATTCACTAATCAATCACTCAATCACTTATTCAAACATTATGACAACTGCATCACAAATTAGAAAAGCAAATCCACAAGGTAAAATGATGATGGATTACAATGGCACTCATCAAATTATATTTGATAATGGTGTAATATTTACCTCTGCTTCAAGTCGTGATAATACAAATCTTTGGAATAAATTGTTAAGAATGGGATTCAATCGTCATTATAATTTTCAAAGTGACGAAATTGATGGTCTTGTTCAAGCATCTGAGAATGGTGAAAATCCATTTGCATTTTCAATTATTTGTTCAAATACATCATTAAACGGAATCTTTAAATAACCTAATCAAGGGAGGCTCATACCTCCCTACTTTTTCTTTTACTCAATCTCTAAAATCAATCACAATGACATTAAGCAGATTTATTCAAAGACTACAATGGATTGCACCTAACTCTCCAAAAGTTAAAAGTTTGGTTTTAGAACTAAACCTAATTTTAAAAACTAAAGGCAATATTGAAATTGACCTTGACGATATATACAAAATTTCAAAATCAATTTAATCAAACAATCTAAATTCATATAATATGATTACCACAACAACAATTTTTTAATCCACTAATTTTCTAATCAATCAATCTAAATTCGTGTAATATGAACACATCAACTATTTTCAAACTTGCAGAAGGTAATACTTACTTTCACTATGACCATCTTAATGGCTCAATGATTTCAATCGTAACCGAAGGATGCTATAGCGGTATCTTCACAAGATGCGATTCTAATTGTGCGGTAATGGCTCGTCAATTCCACAATGAAGAGTATCACAATGTACCTATTATCTATCGTGACTATATTGCGGTAAGTATAGATGAATACATAGAGGCTTATGACAAGGCATTAGCTAAGTTAGAAGATGCTGCACACATCATGTTTAAATCACTTTAATTTTTAATCAATAAATCCAAATCAATTATGTTACCAACTTTAAATGCTCCAGTAGGAGGCGAATCAAACTACACTAACAAGATAGCCCCAGTAGGAATGCATCTTGCACGTATCTATCAAATCATCGACTTAGGAACTACAGAACAAACTGGTCAATTTGGTGGTAAAAAAAGAAAGGTTCAAGTCCTTTTTGAACTACCATTAGAGACGGCAATCTTTGACCCTAACAAGGGTGAGCAGCCATTCTATGCTCGTAATATGTACACATTGTCAATGCACGAGAAAAGCACTCTAAGAAAAGATGTTCACTCAATTGAGGGTAAAACATTGACTGAAGACGAGGCTAAGAAGTACAATGTATTTAGTTTAATTGGTCGTGAATGTATGGTTAACATCATTCACAAACAAAGTGGAGATAAGACATTTGCTAACATTCAAACTATTACACCACTACCTAAAGGTATGGTATGTCCTCCAGCAGTTAATCCACCATTGGTATTCAGCACTCAACAACCTGACATGGTTGTTTTCAGAAGTCTACCTGAGTTCGTTCAAGATAAGATTAAGTTGAGTGATGAGTTCATTGCTTATATGAATGCTGAGATGTCTGCTACTTATCCAAAAATTGAAGCACTACCTACATTCACTATTGAAAAGCCAGTTAACCCAAGTGATTTCGACTGGATGCAAGGTGACTCAGAAGACCCAACTAAACTACCATTTTAATTAATCAATAAGGGGGTAAATAATGCCCCCTTTAAAAACCCTTTCACTATGAAAGCAGAAATAACACTCAAGGTTGATTCACTCTATGAAGTGATAAACAACCAAACAACATTAAAGACTCAACAATTAATCAATGATGCACCATCTAAGGTTGAAGATAAACTATCTTATGACATTACTGAGCATACTATCAAATTGGCAAATGAAGTCGTTAAAACGATTGAATCAAGCCGTAAGACTATTACTGCACCATTAGATGCATACAAGAAGCAAATAATGGAATTGGAAAAAGAATCAACCGAACCATTAAAGAAATACATTGAATCTGCTAAAACTAAGATGTTAGCATACAATGAAGAGTTAGAAAAGGTACAACGTGAGGCAAATGAAAAACTAAGGATTGAATCTGAGAAAGCATTAGAGAATCTATCAATTGAAGATTTCTCTGAATTAGCTGGTCAGTTAGTTGACCAATCAATTAGCATCAATACTGAACAACCTAAGAACATTAGAGTGACTAAGAAAGCACGTATCTGTGGTGAAGTGAACTGGTCTATGGTACTTAATGTATTATTTGCTGCTGAATGTATAGACTACCAAGAACTACTAACACCACTTGCTAAGGCTATGGAAAAGTGCGGTGTGGTGAAGATAGATGGTATTGAAATTTACGACCATAAGACCCAAGTAATACGATAAGTTATGACACTAAATGAAATATTGGTAGCAGAAACAAAAAAATTAAATCTTTCAAGTATAAATCTTTTTAATAAAAAACCGATGAACACAGATAATAGAGTAATGAAAAGAGGACTATCTCCTAAGTATAAATTTACTACACATAATCACTTTGAGATTATTGATATACTTGATAAACATAGATTACATCATAAATTAGAAAAGATTGAATTTAGTAAGTTGGCTGGTTTAGCAAGTAACCATTTTAGTAATTTATCAATGTATAATTCAAGATTCAGTATAAGGAGTTATGCAAAGTATAGAGATGCTGTTAATATGTTATCTAACAATAACCAACCTAAACCAATCTATGCACCAACTGAACCAACACCAGTAATAAATCACAAATTTGAATTGACTGAAGAGGTATGTATAGAATTTCTAAAGGCTACTGGTAATTATAAAATAAGCAAATGTGAAATCACTACTAACTGGATTGAATTATGACACGTGACCAATTCGTTTACTTTCCAGCACTATCTTGCTCACGAATCAAGAAGCATTATACTGGAGATATATCATATGCAAAAGTAGCACTTGAGTTAGGTGTTAGCCTTCACCATCAGTTGTTAGATTTGAAACCTGAACAGATGAACCTTGAGGCATACAATGTACACAAAGCAATATCTAACCATCCAGTAGCTAAGAGAATAATGGATGGTGCAATCAATGAACACCCAATGATTAAAGATGTTCAAATTGGTAGGCATACTATACAAGGAAAAGCAATGTTTGATATCTACAATCAGCAGTTAAATGTGATAGCTGACATCAAAACAACATCAGCTAAGACCTTAGATGTATTTGGTTCAGACATGGTTAAGCATTACAATCACATTCAAGCGGTATGGTATAGTCTAATAGCTGGTATTGACCCTAAGAACTTTTACTATATTGGAGTGACTGCAAGAAGTAAAAGAAGTGGTAGTACATCAGATAGCATCTTAGTATATCGGCACAATGACCATGAGATAGCAGATGCATACAAGTTAATTACTGGCTACCTTGACACCAACATTAATGAACTCAAATCACATTTTAATTCATCTTATAAATCATAACAATGAAAAAAGAAACATCAATTGAAATTATACTGAGGCTACTTAGTTCACACTATAAATTGAACAAAGAATGTCCTGAAGTTATTGAGGTCATTGAAAGTTATTTAGAAATCGAAAGATTGCAGATACAAGATGCTTTTAATGATGGTTATTTGTTAGGTAAAAATGGTCATATACTTGAAAACTATGATAATGGAAAAGAGTATTTCAATCAATTATATTAGAACCAATGAAGGCTGATATAATCGAACACATCGAATACTTAACTAATAAGTCTAACAAGTTCAAAGAGATTGATGAAAGGTATTCAATAGCAGTCAATAGATGGTTCTTATGTGGTGGTGACCTATCATCATCACAGATTGCAAACTACCTTGATTTGAGCCACAATAAATTAACTCTACTGATTCAGCAAAGAATGGCATTAATGACTGGTGTTGATATTAAAGACCAAGCACCAAAGGTTGATGTCACATATTCAGAGAAAGAGTTAGAAAGGCTATACCCTAAGTCATACAGATTTGAATGGATGCCAGTATACGAACTCAACTACTATCTTTACCTTGCAAACAATTCAAGAAGTCAACTAATCCACAACTACAAACTTTTTTTAAATGAGTCAAGAAGCAGAGATTTACAAGGTCATAGCAAGGTATCTAACAATCAAACACCCAAAGGTCATATTTCGTTTTGACTTTGCTGCTGGACTCTACCTGAGTCCTTATATGGCAAATAAACATAGAGCGCAAAATCCAATCAAAGGTTATCCTGACCTTTTCATTGCAATTCCTAAAGGTAACTTTGCTGGTCTATTCATTGAGATAAAAACTGACAAGGCAAACCCATTTAAGAAAGATGGTACACTCAAAGCCAATGAGCATACAGAACGTCAAGCAGAGGTATTAAAAGCATTAAATGAAGTAGGTTATGCTGCACTATTTTCTACTGGTGTAGACGAAACTATCAAAGTAATTGAATCATACTTAAATCAAGAATAACAAAAACCATATTAAAAAATTAGTCAGATAGTGTAATTGGTAACACGGGAACTTATAAGCCAATTGTAGATTCGAATTCTGCTCTGATTAATAAATTATCAATAATAATTTTGTAACTTAGCACCATTCAGAGGTCGAATCCTGAATGAATTGTAAAACATTGTCACCCTATGGTGACTGCGAGGTAAGGAGTAAAATCTGAACCGATTCGACCGCAGTCCTCATAGGGTATTTTTTTTATTATGAAACTGCAAGAACTAAGTCAAGAAGAATTAAGTGGAATGCTTATAAACCTTTACAATACACATAGGTTATTGTGTATAGAATATTTGACATATGTACAAAATGATGATTGTGAATTAGAAAAAAAAAGGTTAACTAAAGAATATATCAATGAGATATTGGAAGATGGTATTGACCAAATTATACTACAAAATTGTTCATCTATAATTGGAGATTGATATGAATAGCAGAGATACTTGCATCTTTTATCGGTCAATGTTTGAATCAATAAAAGAACTACCTAAAGAGAATCAGGCTGAGTTGTACAATGCCATCTTTGAATACTCATTAGACTTTATCGAGCCTAATCTAAATGGTCTATCATTAACGATATGGAGACTCATAAGACCAGTATTGGAGAAAGGTAATACTAACTATATCAATGGAAGTAAACCGAAATCTAAGCAAACAATAAGCGAAACAGAAGCGAAAGTGAAGCGACTTGGAATCGAAGTAGAAGCCTATAAGGATAAGAATAAGGATAAGGATGAAGATAATGATAAGGATAAATTAAAGAGTGCTAAAGCACCTAACTATACAAAATTTACTAATCAAGACTTTATTGACCAAATCAAACCATTTATAGAAAAGTATGGTAAAGATTGTTGTAACTCATTCTACTTTTATTGGTCTGAATCTATGCCTAATGGTAAAATGAGAATGACTGGTGAAAAGGCATGGAATATAAATAGAAGACTTTCAAATTGGAAACTAAAAGAAAAACAACCTACTAACAACTTTGTCAAGTCAGCACCAGTAGTCTTTAATCGTTCATCACAAGGTCAACATTATGTAGGTGACGATGTCAAGTAAAAAAAATAATTAAAAATAATTATGTTAATGTATTGCGTAATCAAATAATAGTTTTACATTTGCTCATCAATCAGTCACAAATATTTTACTTACTCACTAAATTAAACAAAATGACAACTTTAACAAACATCGAAGTATTAAGAATGAAAAGAGCAGCAGCAGTTACTAAAATGGACAATTCTTTAAAATGTATTAAGCTACGTAAAGATTTTTTTATTGCTTGTAAAGAAATTAGGGCAATAGACGAACAAATCAAGCAAACTAATACAAGCAAATAATAAATCAAGGGTGGCTAACAACCACCCATTTTACTTACTCAATCAATAAATCATTATGACAATCTACAATCAAATCACAGAGAAAGAAGTTAAGAAGTTTCCAATCCTTGCTGGTATGCCATTTGGCAAACAAGACTACAAACTAAAAGTAGTTGGTCACAGATGGGTAGAGTTCACATACGATGTCAACCCTAACTACCCTGAAGATAAAATGCAGATAGGTGAACGTGAAATAAAAAGAAAATTGAAATGACCAACCCACAACAAGCACTCATAGGTATTCTGATGACAGGTGATACCCACCAAGAACTAATGCCACAATTAGGTGAGCATCTCTTCAATGAGGTGCTTACCTCACGATGTTACCAAGTAATAAAAAAAACGATTGACAAAGGACTTACTCCTAACTTGGTCAATTTCTTTATGACATCAAACGAGATTGATAAGTTTACACCTAAAGAAACATCTGAGATAGTTACTTGGTCAAACAATTTGACTTACAACGAACCAGTCAATGAATACATTGCTATACTTAAAGACAATCACATTAAAAGGTCAATAGCATCAATCGTAACTGAACAATCATTAGGTCTTATAAATAACGATGGTTACACAACTGCAACAGAAATAATCAAGTCATTGACCAACCTACTTGATACTGGTAGTAGTTCAGATAATATCATTAACTTATCTGACCTTACCAATGATGAACGTGAGGCATATTATCGTAGAGCAGCACTAACACTATCAGGTAAGACTACTGGACTTGAGACTGGTCTTAATTCACTTAATAAATTTACTGGTGGTTTTCATCCTGAGTTCATAATCATAGCAGGTAGACCATCAATGGGTAAGACTGCACTTGCACTATTTCATGGTATGAAGAGTGGTGAGGCTGGTATCTATTTTAACCTTGAGATGAATAAATCTCAGTTATGTCAAAGGTTAATTTTACAAGAGGCTGGTGACTCAATCCATTCATCAAGATTAAGAGATGGTAACCTTAGTCAATCTGAACTCCATTCATTTGAAAGAACGATAGGTAGCATTGAAAAAGCACCATTTCTAATCTACGATAAAGCAAGATGTGGTGTACATGAGGCAATAAGAGTAATGAAGAGAGAGCATCGTAAAGGCAGATGCAAGTGGGCTATCATTGACTATCTTCAATTGATGACCATAGAAGGCTTTAAAGGAGGTAATAGAGAGGCTGAGGTAGCAGAAATAAGTAGAACATTGAAAGCAGCACAAAAAGAACTTGGCATACCAATCATAGCACTTGCACAACTTAGTCGTGAGGTAGAAAAAAGACCTGATAAGAAACCAATCTTATCTGACTTGAGAGAATCAGGTTCACTTGAGCAAGATGCAGATAGTGTTGCTTTTGTTTGGAGACCATCATACTATGGATTGAATGATGATAATGGAAACCCATACACCAATCACATCTTTTACTTATTTGAGAAACATAGGCAAGGTGCTACTGGTATAGTTGAGTTTAGGCATTCACCTAATATGACCAACTTCACAGATGTAACCACTCACGACATTGGCAGTACATTTTTACCACAACCTAAAGACCTAAGACATTATGCAGACAAAGACTGGGATAAAGAAACCAATGAACCTTTCTGAACCACTACCTTGTGAGTTCAACTACTACGAAATAAGAGGTGGTAAGTGCGAATTTGCAAAGGTCTATCATGGTAAGATATTCTGTACTAATAAAAAATGTAAATGATGGAGTTAAATAATAATAAATATTTCTCAATACATAGTGTAAATGCATTAGAGAAAAAAGAGTTCAGTATTGTTGTAGCTAATATTGAAAATACAATTGAAAAAATTGAATTAGCAAGATACCTATACCCAATTAAAGATTTTCACATTGAATATCATAACTACAAAATAGATATGCGTGTTACAATAAAGTAAAACATAATCATATAATCACTATATTTGTTGACTATGGAACTAAAAAAGAAAGATAACAGAGGTGGTAAGAGACTTGGTGCTGGTCACCCATTCAAATATGGTGAACGCACAATTAACATTACATTTAGAATACCAACATCGCATAAGGAACTAATCAAGGTAATGGTCAAAGAATATCTTGATAAGGTTAGTGCTGAACACAAAACAAGTAAACCAACTAAATCTGAACATTATGGCTGCTGAACAATCGGTTATTGAATTAATCTTTGAAAGACAAAACGAAATGAACATTGATGATTTTATTCAATGGCTCAATACGAACTATGAAGAGTTAAAATCTCAACATAAGATGGAAATCATGGGTGCTTATGAGTGTGGACTTGAAGATAGCGAAACAGAAAGGTATGCACCAAAAGCATCATTAGACTTTTACAATCAGTTTTATGGATAAGAGACAAACTGCAATATTTACAATCATTGAAAAATTTAATATTTTATCAGATAATGAATTTAAAACTTGGTTTTTAAATTCTATGGAAAAATTAGAAGCAATGGAAAAGGTTCAAATAATTGAAGCACATATGAATGCTCAACCTTTTAATGGAACAATGTTTTTAAATGCACAAGACTATTACAACGAAACCTATGGAAAGTAACCTACTACTTATACCTTGTGCAATTGAATCTGTTGCTACCCGTAGAGATAAGACGCTGAAGGTAGTGATAGGCACACAAGAACTTTCACCATATAAGGCTGCTGAACTATTCAACCAGTGGACATCAGGTGTAGGTGTTATGGCATTCAAAGGTGAGGCATTCAATTACAATGATGAGGAACTACTCAAGTCAATCAAGATAGATGCAGAAGAGATGGGTTCTAAGACACCAAGTCAAAGGTTGAGGTCGTGCCTATACGTATTGTTTGAACGCAATCCTGAAGGCTACCAAGACTTTAATACCTACTATGCATCAATGATGGATAAGTTCATCGATATGGTCAAGAAACGAATTGACACCTACCAGCTATGAACAAGACCCACACCATAGAAGATTCAAGTGGTAATAAGTTAATTGCCACACATAAAGATTCAATCATCAATCTATCATTGCTACTTGCTGATGGTAAGAAGAGAGCCATAGGTCAAATAGACAAAGCAACAAAAACATTAAGACTGGTTAGGTCAAGGTCTAAGCATCTTATGAGAGTCAATAACTCTTATGGCATCAACTACTACCTAATAGAGAATGGTGTGACATTTGACAAAGTTGAGATAGTAGATGAACAAAGTAGATGGTTAGTGCCTAAAGATTATATCATAGAGCATTGCACAACAATGAACTTTAAGGCTCAAGGTTTTGAACTACAGAAATTCATATCACTTGACAAACTAAATTCTTTTGTAACTTTGTAAATTCAAACAGATACCTATGCCACTCATACAAGGAGATACATACGAGGTAATCAACAAGAATATTCAGAAGTTAATCAAAGAAGGTTATGAGCCTAAACAAGCGGTAGCTATTGCTTATGCTGAAGCAGAAAAATCAAAACGTAAAAGATGAATAGTCAAGATGAACCTAATAGTGTAGGTAGACCAACTGAGTATAAAGAAATATTCAATGACCAAGTCTTTGAGATGGCTTTGCTCGGTCTATCTGATGTTCAGATGTCTAACATCATTGGAATATCTGAGGTGACATTTAATGCTTGGAAACACAAACACCCTGAATTTCTTAAGTCATTAACGCAAGGAAAAGAAGATGCTGATGGCAAAGTAGCAAGGGCAATGTATAAAAGAGCATTGGGTCTTACAATCATTGAAGAGGCACTAACTAAGGACGGGCAGATAGTACAACTAAGAAAAGAACTGCCACCCGATACACCAGCAGCAAAACATTGGTTAGCTAATAGACAAAGAAAACTTTGGGCAAACAATGGTGAAAGCACAATGTACACTACTGAGCCTTTAATCATAATTAGAACAGAGGGAGATAAGGACGAATGAGTTTTAAACTAACTAAGAGACAAACTAAAGCCTACGATATGGCTATCAACGGATACAAGAAGGTTATTGTATTCGGTGGTGCTATACGATGGCTGCCCCTTGCAGAAATGTAAGGGGGAAAGAATAACGAGGTGGTAAGACCTACTGGTTACTTTTAACACTATCTTCACTATGTTTACTATACCCACGTTCAAGATGGGTAATCATTCGTAAGACACTACCTGACCTTAAACGTACTACCTTTCCATCATTCAGTTCAATACTCAATGATGGATTGAATCAATACATAAGTTCTTGGAATCGTGAGACCAATGTGGTTACATTCACCAATGGTTCAGAGTTAATCTTTATGGCTGAGAGTTATGATGATGACAAGGACTTGAATAGGTTCAGAGGACTTGAGGTGAATGGTGCTGGACTTGATGAGGTTAACGAACTACAAGAGGCTACATTCTACAAGGTGCAAGAACGTATAGGTAGTTGGAATAAAGCTATAGGTCAAGCACCAATAGTATGTTTGGCTACTTGCAACCCAGCTAACAATTGGGTTAAGTCAGTTATCTATGAAAGGTGGAGAAACAATACACTACCTGATAAGTGGTGCTACATAAACTCACGCATCACAGATAACCCATACATAAGTCAAGACTATCTTGAGTCACTTAAAGAACTACCACCAATTCAGTATGCACGATTTGTTGAAGGTGACTGGGATGTAATGGATGATGTATCTAACCCATTCCTTTATGCGTGGGATGATGATAGACATATTGATGATTCACTAACCATCAATCCTAACATACCAGTATTTGTATCAGTTGACTTTAACATTAACCCACTATCAGCATTAATCATTCAGCAGCACACAACTAAAGGTTGTTCAGTAGTTGGTGAAATAAATATAGACAAGGGTAGCATTGATGCATTCTGTGATTATGTTGAAAGTCTTAATGTACCTCGTGGTCTACTTAGGATAACTGGTGATGCAATGGGTAATGGTAGAAGCATTCAACAAAGAGATAATAGTTCAGCCTATACCCAAATCAAACGTAGGTTACACCTTGCAGATAGTCAGATAATCATACCAGCTAATCCTACCCACTACAATAGTCGAATAGACTGCAACAATGCACTAACACGACTTGACATAAGAGTTAACTCAGTTAAGTGTAAAGGTCTTGTATATGATGCTAAACAAGTACAATGTAATGCTGATGGTGGTATCATTAAGAGCAATCGAAAAAACTTATCAGAGAGAGCAGATTTTCTTGATTGTTTCCGTTACTTTGTGAATTCAATTTTAAAACGATATCTATGAGCATTTGTTCACCTTGTTACGACTCAGGCAGTTATGTAGATGTATGTGCTACTGGTCTCACCTTTGGGGTGGCTGAACCTGACACCTCTTACCTTGTGTGCATCCAGTATAAGGCTACTGGTCGCATTCAGACCTTTGTAAGCATTAGTGATGAGTTTGGTAACATTACCATTGAAGGAGTATTGATTGACCCACTACAAGGCTACACCTTGTGGATAACAACTGATACACCTAATGGTACAAGACAAGACTTAACCATAGGTGAAAGCACCTATACTTGCATTGATTTCTCAATTGCAGTTAGTGATAGTGAACCATCAATAGTTAACTTAACAGAATGAGTAAGTTATCTGCAATCATCAGAGGGTGGTACTACTACCTTACTGCTAACAAGAAGTCAAGGGAACTCAGCAAGGGTAGGACTGCCATATGTAACAACTGCCAACATAGGTACAAGCCACTTAATGTATGTAATGCTTGTGGTTGCTTTCTACCAGCTAAGACGAGGGTAGAGGATGCACAATGCCCTCACGAATACTGGTGAGATATGGCTAACTTCATAATCTTACAATCGACCCTAATTGAATACAACAAGAGTATAGAAGATGAAGAGTTACAAGAATTATCAGCAATTGATTTAGGTGACTGCAAGGTGCTGGTCAATGTCAATGCAATTATGATGGTGATAGAGAATCAAGGCACAACAATACTAACCTTGACCAACTTAGATAGGCTGGTCAGCAACAATACAATAGATGAAGTTATTCAGAAGATTAATGCCAGTCAAGTGGTGGCATCGATTCAATAGATGGAATCAGAAACAATCAAGTTACAACTTGGTGAAGGTATTCACTCAAGATGGGTATAACTACCTAAGATTCCCAAAAGAGACCAATATGCCACTTGAAAGGTTCAGTATGTCAATGGCATTACTTGAAAGGTTGAGTTCAGGTATTAGTGGTAGTGAGATGGAAGGCATACTTGAAGGTATGGAGAAAGCATTAAGTGCTGGTCTATCCAATCCAAAGAATGCAGCATTGGTTGCTACCTACATTCATATCATTCGTGAGAGACAAGATACTATCATCCATCGTGACCTACTACTTAACATTGCTGCCACTTGGATAATAAGAGATGATGAAGACCCAAACATTATCAATAACGATATACATAAAGAGAAACTTGATGTGTTCGAAAAGATGTGCAAGGGAGGTGCTCACGATTTTTTTACACGTTTGGCTATAGAGCCTCTCACACCCTTAATGTCTATGTCAGCAGAAGATATGCAGAAATTATGGGAATACAACGTGGAGCAACAACGCAACCTAATCAAAGCATTGACCCACTTAGATTCAGTCCAAGAACCAGAGCGAGTGAAGCGACCACGAGAATTAAAACTCAAGTGATGACAATTGTTGAGGGTGATGTGGTGGCATACAATCAACTTATGAGTGGTGATGTTGACCTTTTTATTACTAAATTTGAGCAATTCATAAAGACTCAAAATCGTGGCTAAAGTTATAATTGAATACGAGGCTCAAGCAGCATCGTTAAAAGCGGTAACTGATACAATCATCAATGCCAATAAGCAGATTGGAGATAGTGCTGAAGCAGCAGCAAAAGAAGGTGCTGATGCCTACAAATCAATGGGCAAGTCAATGGCTGCAGCATTTAGTTCACAAGAGGTATCTAAGGCACTTAATAGCAACATTGCTAACATCAATAAGAATCGTGATGCACTTAATAAGCTAACTGGTGATTCAATCAAGTTCAGTAAGGCTGCAATGTCATTGGGTAAAGTTGTTAAGGAGAGTGCAGCAGAAACATTAAAAGCTAAAGAAGCATTAGCCAATTACCAAAAGACATTAACCAATACATCCAATGGTACTGATGCAACGGGTAAGAAAACACAATCACTTAAGTCAAGACTAAGAGAATTAAAAGAAGAGTTAGCAGCACTTGAGACTGCTGGTCAAGATGGTACATTAGCATTTCAAAAGCTATCAGTTGAGGCTGGTAAGTTACAAGACCAAATAGGAGATACACAAGAAAGGGTTAAGGTACTCGCATCTGACACGTTCAAGTTTGATGCAGCATTAGGTGCGGTCAAAGGTTTGGCTGCTGGTTTCGCAGTTGCTCAAGGTGCTGCTGCTGCATTTGGTGTAGATAGTGAAGAACTTAATAAGACCATTGCAAGAACTCAGGGAGCATTAGCATTACTAACTGGACTGCAAGAGATAGCAAACTTGGTAACTGGTCAAGGTGCTACCAAGATTGCACTACAGAATATCTTCTTAAAAGAAAAGGTAGTTGTTACTGGTGCTGCTGCTACTGCCACTACAACATTAGCAACGGCTGAAGAAGGTGCAGCAGTAGCAACATTAGCAACCAAGAAGAGTCTTGACTTGTTAAAGGTAGCAATAGCTGGTACTGGTATTGGTGCATTGGTTCTTGTACTTGGTGCATTGTATCAGGTGTATCAACAGAATGCAGCAGCATCAAAGAAGTTCAATGACTTGATAGCTGAACAAGAAAAACTTAATAAGGCTGCTACTGAAGAAATAAAGAAACAATTAGCAGAAAGGGAAGACCTTAATGATAAGATATTAGTTAGTCAAAATAAGTTGACCCAAGCAGCAGCAGATACAAGAAAGATACAACGTGACACCCAAGCAGAAATCAAATCACAATTATTACCACAGATTACTCAAAGGGAAAAGTTAGTTGAACAAGAAAAACAATTGACTCTACAGATTGAGGCAAAACAAAGAGCCATTGATGTTGCTTCTAAATCTGCTAATGACAATGCAGCACTTTCAATTAAGGCTAATCAGAATGCTATTAAAGATTTGGAGGTGCAGAAAGCAACAACCATTAAAGCATTAGGTGAAGTCAATGCAAACATTACAGGTATTAAAACTAATGTATCTGAGACTGCTAATACATCCATCAATATAATTAATGCTGATGCTGCTAAAGAGAATGCAGAAAAACTTAAAGACATCAATGATAAGTTGATTCAAGATAGGTTGAATGCTGAACTTAATGGATTAAAAAGATTGGAGATAGTAGATGGTGAATCAACTCAGAATAAGATTGACCAAGCTAACAAACAAGCAGAGATTGATAAGGCTGATGCCAAAGCAAGTATTGACAATGCAAAGTTAAGAGCATCAACCATTGCACTTATTGATGCTCAATTAGCAGAGAGTGTTTCTCAGATAAGACTTGATGCAACAAACAAAGCAATTGAAGACGAGGTTAAGATACTGGAGGTAAAAAGAATTAATGGAACTGCCACCATTGAAGAAGAGATTAAGATAGCAGATAAGACCTTTGAGATTGAAAAGAATAAACTACAAGCACTTATTGATGCTAACAAAGCATCATTTGCTGACCTTGAAATATTAACTGCCAATCACGAAAAGAAAGTAAAAGACATCAAGAACAAAGGTATTCAAGAACAATACAATTTAAGAGTTCAGGCATTTGAACTACAAAAGATGTTAGGTGTAACTACATTGGCTGATGAACTATCATTGATACGTGCAAGAGGTGAAGCAGAATTGAAAGCAAATGAATTATCTAATAGTTCACTTGAAGTCAAAGAGGCTAATAGAAAGACTATCATAGCTAAGACTGATGCTGACATCACTCAGGCAAAGATAGTAGAGGCTAACAAACGTATTGACATTGAGAATGCACAAGCACAAGCAGCAGTAACATTAGGACAATCAACATATGAGCAACGGGTTAAGTTGATTGAAGATGAGGGTATAAAAGCTAAGAACGCACTTGATAAGAAACTATTAAGTGAAGAAGAGTATAATGCAAAAATTATTCAAATCAATGCAGATACTACTGCCAAACTTAATGCAGAACAAGATGCACGACTTGATAAGATATTTGAATATGCCAATGCAGTAGTTAGTGTATTTGAGGGTATTAATGAGATAAGTCAAATAGCAAGTGAAAAAAGGATAAATAATATAACTGCATCAAGTGAAGCAGAATTAAATGCCATCAATAATTCAGATGCATTAGAACGTGATAAGATTAAAGAAAGAGCAGCACTTGAAAAAAGGACACAAGCAGCAATATCAAAGGAAAAAACTAAACAAGCACAAAATGATAAAGCACTTGCTCTCTTCCAAGCCACTATTCAAGTTGCTCAACAAATAGCAGCCAATGTAGCAAATCCAATACTTGCTGCTATTATTGGTGTTGCTGGTGCAATTCAGATAGCAGCGATTGCAGCACAACCAATACCTAAGTTTGAAAAGGGTGGAGAAATAGGTGGTAAGAGACATAGTGAAGGTGGCACGATGGTAGAAGCAGAGCAAGGTGAATACATTGTAAACAGAAAACAAACATCTGCCCACAGAAGAGAATTGAATGCATTAAATCAATCCTCTGATGCCTTTAAGAAGATAATTCAAGATAGGTATGTTAGACCAGCATTGATGAACTATATGCTTAACTCAAAATCTAAAGAGATGGGTGTTAATGTCAATGCTACTCTTAACTCTAAAACAATGGAGTCAGAAATAAAAGGATTGAGGAAAGATTTAAGAAACGATAAGAGACAATACAATAACTCAATTGACCAAAGATACCAATGGCAGTAGATATAAAGTTTCTAATTGATGGTGCTGATAGAGGTCAACCAACTAATGCTGATGATTTTGGTTTTACAATTTCGGAAGAGTCAATCATAAATGCACGTATTGTTTCATTTAATAATGACCTTAACTTTATCGGTGCAGCATTTGAATACATATACTCTAACTTAATTGATACTGGTGGTTGTTCATTGATTAATGTTGAGGTACAATATAAATGTGAAGGGTTTTGGAAAAGACTTACAAATGGTTACATAGTAGTAAGTGAATGTGTATTTGACCTTGATAGGTGTAGTGTAACTACTAAGTTATATGATGATTCATTCTCAACTAAGATTAATAACAATAAGTCAATACCATTCTTTTCTGATTCAAACATAACTAAGAATCTACAACCAATAGTACCACCTGAGATTTATTATGTAAATCTATTTAATCCAGCTAACAACGTATATGAAACAAGTTCTGATACTGGATTCATTACCATCTATGATGCATTCAAACACCTTGTAGGTTGTATGAGTGATAACTTGGTTGAATTTGAATCTGACTATTTTAAAAACCAAATTGATTCAAATGGATATGGTAGAACATTGATGGTAAGTAATGGTTTAGCAATAAGGTCAGATAGTGCAGTACATACTAATTTAATCTTTGAGAAATTATACAATGCACTTAATAAAAAGTTAAGACTTGGAATGGTAGTGCAACGTCAACCTAATGGTAAGCCATTACTTAGGATTGAAGAATATGCATACTTTCAACAACTAACACCATCAGTCAACTTATATAATCAACCTGAGATTAAGTTTAACTATGATTCAACACAACTATATGCATCAGTTGATTTTGGCTCTGACCCATTCTTAAATGACTTTGAATGTGGTAACGATACTCAAAGATGTTCTTTTCCTCAAACTACATTTAGAGGCTTTAGAGATGAAACATTTGGTGTGCTTGGTGAATGTAACACGACTAATAAATTAGACCTTAGTTCAACTGATATAATCTTTGACACCAATGTAATTGAGAATATATTTAGATTTGATGCTGAAGATTATGATACTGATATAGTTCTTGTTGATAGTAATTGGTTTGGCTTTAGTAATCCAATATATGCACATCAAGGTGACCCATTAGGTGTAGGTGGTCATGTTTACAATCCCGACTATATAAATGAGCAAGTAGCTGAGAATTGGATTGGTGGATATCCAAATAGTTTATATCAATACTTGCAAGGCTTTGACCCAGCTATTACACAATTTAGAGCGGAGTTAAATGTAAGTGGTAGCAATGACCCACAGAATTGGAAAATTAATAGTACATCTGCAACAAGTTTTTTAGTTTATAATGGAGTACCAGTTAAATATCCTAATGAGATATTTGACAATGGAAACAACTTTGCTGATGGAAAATATATAGTACCATTCGATGGTGTTTATACATTTAGCACTCAGATTGTAAAAGGTTTTACATCTTTACCAAGCAATATATCCGCAGCATATCGTGCATCAATATCGAGATATGCAACTGATGATACAACATTAATACAACAAGAATTTGGTAATTTATCGCCAATACAAAATATTAATTCATTAGCTAAAGCATCAGCAACTGCTACATTTGTTTGTGTTGCTGGTGACATAATTAGAACTGATATACTTGGAGTATCAACCATTGGAAATAATCTAACTATACCATTGGTTTGGCAAAACGTCCAAGAATTTAGAACATACTTTGAAGGTGGTGGTAGACCATTTGATAGAACTGAATTAGTACCAGTTGACCCTAACACAATTCGTAGATTAATTTATAAATTTGATAGACCATTAACAATGAATGAGATTGAGGCTATACTTGATAATTCATCAAGACCTATATCCTTTGGTAGAACAGATGACCCATTAAGAGTTATTAAAGGGTATATTAAAAAGGTTGATGTTAAGTCAATCATTGAGCAAGAGGCATCATTTGAATTAAAATCAAACAAGATATTAAGATGAGCATTACGTCAATACCTAACCAGCCTATTATCTTTCATTCACAAGAAGAAATTCAGACTATTTGTGAAGAGTGTGGAAATTCAGACTACAAACAATTGGTAGATTTCAATGACCAAATATTCTTTCAACTGGAGTCTACTGCTTGTGAACAATTTCCAATGCTACCATTTGATACTTTGCTATATCAATGGACAAATGATGGGGGAATTATTTGTGGCAATGGAATCATAGATGGTTTATATTCTCAGTATTTGTATGTAGAATATGAATACCAATTGTTTTCAGTCACATTTACAATATTAAATATTGAAGAAGGTTCACTTAATGTAAATATTAATGGAAGTTCAACTTATACATTAAATCTTGCTGGTACTTATACTCTATACTTTAACAACCCGACAATCATTGACGATGTTTATATTGATTTGATATTTTCATCAACTGCAACATTTAAAGGCTGCTTTGATGAAAGCACTATAAAAGTGCAAGGAGTAGCAGCAGCAAATCAGATTAAGGTTGGTATTGTGGATGCTGATACATTGGAGACTATTGATGTCATTGCACCATTAACAACTGTTAAGGAAAACAAGATAACTGTTGCATTTGACTTGACTGATGTTGAAGTTAATGAGGGTTGCTATCGTTTGGCAATAGCTGACTTTTGCGAGAATACTTGCAGTCAGTTTAGAGTAATAAATGGTTTATTTAATTTGTATTTTGAAATTCTTTATGGATGGACTAATACTGTTGGTGCAGATACAACTTTTACATTTGCACAAAACTTGGTTTGTTTTGAAACGACAAGTGAAGATGGGGAAGGTGAATTAGTATCAATAAGTGAATTATGCGAGGGTAAATACTATTATATTTCCATTGTTGTAGAAAATGTAAGCAACACAGCTATCTATGCTCAGATTGGAAATAATAGTGAGCAGTTTACTTTAGGTGCAACAGGCTATTTAACTGTTGGTATTACTGCTGGTACACCAAGCATAACCAATGGTATGAAGTTAGTTATTTATATTCAAAATACTGGAGTAGGAATTGGCGAAGTATGCATTTCAAAGGTAGATGTTCAGATTGATGATTCATCAATATCGTGGAATCAATACTCTGATGTTTTAGCTATTGGAGACTATAACGATTCTTGCAAGTATTATAAGATTGAAGGTTGTAATGCACAAGACCAATTCAATCTTGCATTTGGTGGTTCATCATTCCTACCAATGATAAGACTTGAGGGTAAAAGGGCAAAGCCTCAATACGTGACCAATGCAAATACATTTAGATATTCATCAGGTCAATGGTCAGCTAACTATGTCAATAGATTAAAACAATGGACATATTACTTTGGTAGATTGCCTGAGTACGTTCTTGACTTTCTTTCTACCATATTCTACTATGACAATTGCTATGTCAATGGTGTGTTGATGTTTCCTCAAGATAATGCATTTCCTACTATTGATTGGTCAGATGCTGATACTTTCTTAGGCTCATTTGCAATTGACTTGGTTGAGAAAGAGAATAAGGTTGTTAAGGTACAATGTGGTGACTCAGATGCTGATTGTTTACCATCCATACTTGATAACTCAGAAGAGCCATTTTTGTTAACTCAAGACTTAAATAGAATTACTACACAAGATTCTGTTAACTTGTATTATGAAAATAATTTGTAGATTTGTTTATCTTTTTGCGCCCCGTAGGTTTAAATAGCACGACCTTAAATAGTGTTATCAATAACTTTAAATCTATACACAATGGGCTGTGCCTCTTATTGCGAATCTGGACTTGAGCCTCACGATTTAGTATCGTGTGGTGAATATAAATTAGGTGGTGTGTCTGCCATCATTATTGGTTCTTGTGCAGCAGTTCTTGTTGACCCAACAAGTCCTGAAGAAATTCAAGAAATGCTAATTAGTGGAGATGCAGTATTAGTTGAAGACATTCGTTTTGCCTTACCCGCTGGTTCACCTATTACAGTTGATTCACCAGTTGGTTGTGGTACTACAATACGTATCAATGAAGATAGAACTGCTACTCTTTATGATGCCAATGTAACTGACCAAAACAATGCATTCTATAACTCTTTAAATCAACAAAAGGTTGGTTGGATTATGGCATACTTGTGTGACTCAGGTAAGGTTATCTACATTGACCCACCAGTAGGTATTACAACATCTGCTAACTTTATTATCCCTGAACAGAACAACGAACTACAGAGATATGAAGTTACTTTCTCTTGGAGAGAAAAAAACATTCCAACACAATTTGCTGCACCCGCTGGGTTGTTCAATTAATGGAATTGGAAACTAACACTAACGATATTACCACATCTTCTAATAATACAGAAGGTGTGGTACTATTTGCTTTTGGCAAGGCTGGATATTATCAAGCAGCATATAACCTTGCCTATTCAATTAAATACCATTCACCATCAGTTAAGATTGCACTCTTTGTTGATGATATTAAAAAGTGCAATTCATCAACCTACGATATTAATATGTATGTTGATTCAATAAGCGAAATAGAACATTCTGACCTTTATGTTGATGGTAAATTTGACCCAGCAATGTTAAAGGTTTCTCTATATAAATACCTACCATTTAAAAACAATCTATATCTTGATGTTGATGCAGTATGTTTAAAAGACATACAACCATTAATTGATGATTTGGTTAGCACTAAAAGACATTACATTAGTCATTGTGTGGGATATCATACTATTGGTTTAGGTCGTGATATCCCATCAATGCAATGGGCTTGGGCTGATGATATTTGGGAGCATTTTAAGTTAGACAATGATGCCATCTTACCAGCTATCAATAGCAGCCTTCAATTTATTAAGGTATGTAAAGAGTCCAAAGATTTATTTGGTGTTGTTAGAATCCTTTATACGACTAATCAACTACCAACTAATAGACTTAGAATGAAGTGGGGTAATGGTCAACCCGATGAACTATATATGAATGTTGCATTGGCAATGACTGCTTACGACCCATCGTATAAAAATGATGGATTGGTTGGAGGTAATAATAAATCAGAGACTGGTTTTATTCACTTTGCATCTGTTCGTGGTTTGTCATTTCAAGAAGTAACAGAAAACTATTACTTTCAATCTTACTATGGTGGTCGTAACTTTACATCAAGATTCTATACTGAGTGGTTAGATAGGTTAATGAAGGTAATGATGCGGACTCAAAATAAAATACATCAATTCCATATTGATAGAATCATAGGTCAAAAATACGTTAACAAATGAAAGATACATCTACCAAGAAAGTAGGCAGACCTAAGAAGGTCGAAGTAGAAATAGTTACAACTGAAACATTCACAGAGGTAGCAAGACATGATTGGAACTCAGAAGATGAAGTAGGTGCTTTCTTAGCATCACTTGTTAAGATGTCAAAGTATAAGACCATTCTTGAGATAGGAGTCTTTGAGGGTGAAACAACTCAACACCTTATTAAGTCATTACCTAAAGGTGGTCAATACGTAGGCATTGACATCAATGATTATAGAACAGATGCAACCAAGTTGTATATGAGTGAGGGTGGTAAGTCAATTGATTTCATTTTAGGTAACTCACATAACGAACTTAGTAAGCTACCATCTAACCACTTTGATTTAATATTTGTTGATGGTGACCATTCTTGGGCATCAATCCTACCTGAATTCAAGTTGGTTGAAAAGTTGGTAGCACGAGGTGGTGTAATAGCATATCACGATACTATTCATTTAGAAGACCCTAAGAGACTTGTTGACTATGCTGCTTTCTATAAGTACAACACAACAACATTGAATACACCTGAAGGTCGTGGTATAACATTAATCACTAAAAAATAAAACTATGAAACCTACATTTTGTCGTTCTAAGTCATGTGGTTCACACATCATAAATACTACAACTCCTAAATCAGTAGCATAATGGCACTCTCAATTGAAGAGGTAAACAAGATAGTCAATAAGTTTGCTAAGAAACACAAGGCATTCGATAATGACAAGTCAAGGTCTGCAATCAATCCTATATCAAAACGTAGGGTAGGAATGTACCAGTATCCTGAATATTGGGATGGGTATAATTTCTCTGCAATGATGTATGATTCAATCTTACCTCATGCACGTGCTGATGTCTACCCTGAGCATCTTCTTTCTGTTAGAAGTCCTAACCAAACAGAAGCACAATATGAGTACATCAAAGCCAATTACAAGGCTACTACTCTTAATGTCTTTGAAGATTTCAAGGCTACAATCTCACGTGCATTTGCTGACCAAAACTGGTCAATCAATGTAAGACCCGAAATTGATGAAAGATTTGGTGAAGATACATTCAGCAGATTTATCAATGAAGAGATTGAAAAGTTTGGTAGTGTTGAGGCATTTGTAAAGTCAATGCTACCTACTCTAAAGTTGATTGACCCTAATGGAATCATAGCAATTGAGCCTGAAGATTTTGATATTGAAGAAGATGATAATGGTGAAGAGGTATTAATGGGTAACAACCTAATTAAACCAATGCCATCATACTACAATTGCAAACGTATCGTAGGTCAAGAATATGGTAGATGGTACTTGGTAATTGATGAAGATAATAGTTATGTTAAGGTAGGTAGCAAGACTGAAGAAAGTGGTATCATACTTGAATTGTTTGACGACGTTAACATTTGGAGAATTGAGCAAGTTGGTAAGAAGTCTGACCTAACCTTTGGTGAACCAGTTTTATATTTTAATCACGACTTAGGCTATGTACCTTGTCGTAAGTTAATGGGTACACCATTGTTAGTGAATAATGAATTGGTGTTTCAATCTCCATTCATTACTGCAGTACCATTACTTGACCAAGTGGTTCTTGATGAAAGTTACTTACAAATGTCAAAGGCTACCTCTGCATTTCCATTCATGGTTGCATTAGGTGAGATATGCGAGTTCGTAGATAGAGAGGGTAACAGATGTGATAATGGTCAGATATTTGACCC